AGATGCACAAGTGTACATAGCAAGGTTTGACCGGAACGGACACCTGGCAGATTGCCGCCCATGTGCAGCCTGTTACAGTGCATTGAAGGAAGCCGGATGCCGGCGGATCATTTACACCAGTCGCATACGCGGAATACTGAAGGAATCCATACGATGAACAATTACAAGACAGAGATCCGAGAACGTTTCTCTCGGTTGGCAGACGGAGAGACAGAACTCACCGATGAATGCCCTGCTTGCCGTGGCGGCGCCAATAAAGACAGGGCTTTCGCTGTTACGCGAGAAGGTAACGCGCTGTTGTTTATCTGTTATAGAAATTCCTGTGGGCTGAAGGGTCGGGCAACTGTTTCCGCACAAGCATTGGGCCGGAAGTCTTTGCCCGCAAGAACCCGATCACCAGAGCGGGGGTTTGCCGAGACGTCTCTAACACCATGTGAAAAGCATAAAGAAAGGGCTGTCTTCGATGCGCTCAAGGAAAAGTATCACATGGATGAATCTCACCTGAAGCAGCTTGGGGCGGAGGTGGTATATCTATCTCCACCTGGGAACCTTGTCCGCCCTGTGCTGTCAAAGCCTATCTACATCAAGATGCCACTATATGATCTTGATTTCCAAAACCTAGGCTATCAATTGCGTCTATTTTCTCCTACCACCTATCAAGAATCCTCTCCCGATGAGGCCACAGGCACACATCCATTGCCCAAGGTGTGCAAGGCATTCACACTTCTTGACCAGGCTGCAAAGGAACAGGGTAAAAACAGCTATTGTTATTTCAAAGGCACCAAGAACAAGGGTATGAATAGCGTAGTACTTGTGGAAGATATGTATTCCGCCGTTAAGATATCAAGATACTTGCCAGCCATTGCTTTGCTTGGCACGCACATTTCAGAATCTTTTGCCAAGGAAATAGGTAAAGTATTTGACACAGTATACATTGCCCTCGATAGAGATGCGTTTGTCAAGGCAGTCAAATACTGCATACATTACAGATCAAAGGGAATATGGCATACCTCCATTCCGATCGGTCTGGACAAAGATATAAAGGACTTGCCGGAAGCCGCCATAAGAGACTTACTATATCCGCTTTCCAGTACGAATACCCATAGCTCGAAACGCATTGGATACCCACATAAATGAATAAAGAATTACTGGCGCTGGCATTGCAAAGCAGAGATTCCTTTGCAAAGATAGCGCGATACATTGACATAAAGAAGTATGAACGAGACACACAAGTCTTGCTGCAATACATGAAGGAGTACTATCAACGAGATCCAGAGGCAAAGCAAATCAACAAAACGTTATTGTTGCAGATGCTTGCCACTAAAATATCTTCGAACAAACTTGTTGATGCCTATAGAGAATTGCTGGATGAAGCCGCTGCATTTACAATATCGAAAGAGAATGTTGAAGCAGTTATATTGGAGGAGAAAAGGGATCAGATAGGCGCCGAATTAGCCATTGCATTGGCCGGAAAGAACTATCAAGAGGCTGACAAATTGTTGCAGGAATTCAAACGGGTTCATTCCGCTACTACCCTTGATGAAGTCAAGGAAGATGGGATCGAAACCTTTGATTTACTTTCAACAGAAACCTTGCTTGAAGGAGGAGGGAACTCTGAACGTACGCTGAAGGTTTATCCCTTGTCGTTGAACTCTCGCCTCGGTGGAGGAGTCAATGGGGGAGATCACCTGTTGCTCTTTGCCCGGCCAGAGGCCGGCAAGACAGCAGCCGCGATCACGATGGCTTGTGGCTTTGCCCACCAAGGAGTACCTGGGATCTACATCATCAATGAGGATAGGACAGCGCGTATCGCCTCCAGAATGATTTCCAACATGTCTGGCTACCCTACTAGGGAGATGATGAGAGATCCCCGCAGGGCGCTCCACAGAGCACGTGACAATGGGTTGGAGAACATTGCTCTGTTCGGCATGGCCCCAGGATCATTGAACCAGATAAGGGATCTGGTGGAAAAGAAGCAGCCTAGGTGGCTGGTTGTAGATCAGTTAAGAAACATTCATGTGGGGGCCAAACATTCTACCGAGAACAAGACACAGCAATTGGAAGCAGCCGCCACAGGTATTAGAAACATAACCAAGCAAGCAGACATTGTCACTGTGTCTGTCACCCAAGCTGGAGAGTCTGCGGCTAATAAATTGATACTCGACATGGAGGATATCGATAGCTCAAAAACAGGTATTCAAGGGCAAATAGATGCGATGATTGGAATAGGTATTGATGTGCGATATGATCAAGAAGATTTACGGATGTTTTCACTGCCTAAAAATAAGCTAGGAATGGGAGATCATGGGCATTTCCCGGTGCGTATAAACAAGGCTCTTTCCAAACTGTCTGACATAGAGTCTTGAGTATATATATAATATAATATATAATATAAAAGCTTTTAATATAATATATATATATATATATAATATATAGAAGCTATTAGAAGCCAAGAAGCTACATAGTTCTATAGAACTATATTAGAAGCTCTTAGTATATATATATTTATATAAATAAAAGCTCTTGCTCTTAATACATAGCTCTTAATATAATATATTTTATATTAGATATTCACTCATCAAGGAGCGTCCACTTACAACAATGGATAACATGATTACCACCGACAAGACAAGCGAACAGGATTCATCCAACGCAGGCTCCAATAAAGAGCGGCAATTATATGCTCCTTTTTCCGCTAACGATCTAATCCACCTGACAACAGGTGAGGGATTCATACGAGGAGCGGATACTACCTATATCATCGGGTACACCTGGGATGGTAAACTAGTGGTAGTGAAGTGTGAAGAAGAACCGGGTGTGGAGGGAGGAGGTTCTTTAGAATATCCAACGTTTCATATTGTGGACGAAGAGACAGGGAAGGTGCTGGAGGATATTGGACCAATGGAATATGGAGATGCAATCAACATGATCAAAGGCCCACGAAGAAAGATAGGAACGACATGAGTGGAGGAGCATTCAATTATCGATACAGCGCAGTCATAGACTTTGCCGATGAACTGGCGAGACTAATGGCTACGATGGATTCAGATACTTCATTCACCCCAGAAGTACATAGAGAACTGCGTAAGATATTATTGCTGGCAGATTACACAGCAAAGGCGATGCGACATACGGAATGGTTCTTCTCAGGCGATACGGGAGATGAGCAATTCCTGGAACGTATGAAGAAAGCTACGCTTGCATATGAACGCCGCAAGAAGCTATACGATGATGATTATGACACACTCCAACCCCTTTCAGAAGAGGAACGCGACAATGACGAATACGACGCAAGCTGAAAACAATGCTGTTGACACCCGCAAAGTACAGATAGCAGTATACTTCGATCCGGATGCAGAAGAATATACTTGGGAACGCCTATGGGGAGTAGATGTTCCTCATAGCACCCTATATGAAGATCAGGTTAACATTGAAAATGTTAGCACCAGATACTACTTCACCGTCTCGCAGAAGCAGCTAGAACAGGGTATTGGAGACAGACTGGCCGCACTGGGCCGAGGATTAGAGATGTTTATTTCGTTTGCTCTTAACAACATGGATAAAGCTACCGGCAAAGTTTCAGCATCTGACGCCGCGTGATGATAATGAAAGTCAAGACACCAGAGGTTCCGAAAACCTTGCGCAGGAACCGAGCACAGGTGGAACGCCTGTATTCGGAATATCCCTACGTTGTCCTTGACTTCGAGACGACCTTGCTATCTGTCCCAGAAGATCGCGCACTCGAAGACGCTGAATTTGCTTGGGCAGGTAATCCTTTCGCCGATGTGGTCTGCGCGTGCTGGTATGTTGTGCAAGGTGAGAACGCTGTAGAAAAGAAATCAAAGTTTGGAGGAGTGACAAAACAGCAGGAATTGCTGAAGGATATCAAAGCTGCCAAGTTTATCGTTGCGCACGGAGCAAAGTTTGAACTGCAATGGCTGCATCAATGTGGACTGGACATCAGGGACGTGGTGGTGTGGGACACCTTGACAGCCGAGTGGGTACTGCGAGCGAATGCACGGTATTCTCTTTCTCTTGGATCTCTGGCAGATCGATATGGTCTGCCAGCCAAGGAAGATATCGTAGGTGGATTGATACGCCTGGGTGTCAAGACTGCGGACATTCCGGGAGCATGGGTGGAAAAGTATTGCTTCCGAGATGTACACATTGCACACAGGTTGATGCGCCTACAGCGGAAACGTCTCATGGACGAAGATATGCTGCACCTTGCCTACACTCGCTTCATGGCCTGCCCACCGATTGCTGATATGGAGCTAGGATTCCTTCATCTCGACAAGGAGCGGGTAGCTGAAGAATCGCTGAACACTAGTAATGCGATCAAGGAACTTATTGCTACCCTTGACACTCTTACAGGAGGTATCAATCTCAACAGCCCCAAACAACTGCGTGAATTCCTGTTTCAATCCCTAGGATTTGATCCGCCCAAAGATCCCGGGCGGGGAAAGCCGCTACTCACACCGGGAGGGGAAGCAAGTACATCGCAGGATGCTTTACTCAGACTGCGGCCCAAGACCCAAGCACAAAAAGATTTTCTTCAGGCATATATGGAATTCAACAAACTGAATTCAAGGGTCACAAAAAACCTAGAGTTTTTTGATCTCATCTGCAAACACTTTGATGGGAAGTTTAGGCCCCGGCTCAACCAAGGGATAACTAACACGGGCCGGCTGTCTGCCACGGGGCGCAAGATGCGCATTCCTGGCATGAAGAAAGAGAAGGGAGCACAAGTACAGAACATACCAAGGGAATACAAGAAATTCTTTTGCGCAGGGAAGAAAGGATGGAGCATACTGGAATGTGACGCATCACAACTAGAGTTCAGATGTGCGGCAGATCTTTGCAAAGACGTTGTAGCGCTGAAAGAGATCAAGGAAGGAGTAGATGTGCACGCCATTTCAGCCGAGTATCTAACAGCAGGTGGCCAGCCGACCACGAGACAGGAGGCCAAGCGATGCACATTCATGCCTCTTTATGGCGGCAACGGAAAGACTCCAGCCGAGCGCAAGTATTGTGAGTTCTTCAGGAGAAAATATGCTAACATCGCCAAAGAACAAAGTCGCTGGGAACTATTTGTTGCAAACGAAAAGTATCTGCGAACCCGCTATGGAATGCTGTTCCACTGGCCGAAAGCGACTATGGACAGCCGGGGATATCTGGATGTGCGACGGGAGGTATACAATTATCCTATACAAGGATTTGCCACGGGCGAGATCATTCCTATAGCGTTCACAATATTATGGCACGCAATGGATCACTCTAAAGCCAAGATGTTATTGACTGTTCATGATTCGATTATCCTTGAAGCGGATGACAAATATCTGGAGGAACTAGAGTCACTCTGTCGCTTTGCTTTTATCGAGGGAACAAAGATGTTTCTCAAGAATGTATATGATTATGAGTTCAAGGTTCCACTTGCGGTGGATGTGAAGAAGGGCTCCCATTGGGGAGAGCAATACAAAGAAGATTGTATGGAATGTGATGAGTACGACTTTGACGACGACGATTATCCTGAACACTAGGAGATATGAACTATGTCAGAATTTGCAGGCTACGTAACGAACATCCAACCCAACGAAACAAGTTATGGTACTATGTATAACTTGGAAATAGATGGACAAGTATATGGTATGGGCCGCGTCAACCCGGAAGATCTGGGTGTCCGAATCGGTTCCTATGTAGAATTCGATGCCACCCGAAAGGGACGTTACTTCAACATTACAGCAAACAGCTTGAACGTATATGGGGAGAATGGGGAGGAAAGCGCTGCACCACCACCCCCGCCGCCCCGCAGGAGTCCACCCCCACAAGTAAGACGTGCCCCGCAACAGCGCGTCGCGCCGCCTCGCCCGCAGCAGGTGGAGCAGGTAGTCCTGGCTGCGCCTAATCCCCCAGAAAGGGGTGTGTCTCGCCATCCTCCCGCAGCGGTGTCGGCCAGTCACAGGGAGGACACGATCAGCCGACACGCTGCTCGAAACTCGGCGATTGCCCTGCTCAACGTTGCTCAGCAAGCGGGCGTGCTACCCTTTTCTACTGCAAAGAAAGGGCAATTTGAAGCGCTTTGCTTGCTCTGTAACGCATTGACGAATGACTTCTATAATTATGCAACAGGCAAGACGGATACTCCTCCGGCAGTTCCTGCGCAATCCTCGGAAGCAAAGGCAGTATCCGGCGAACCAGAGGACGCGGCCGATCAGAACGATGGCTGGTAACTTCAACAAGAAGCCGAGTGTGACTACCCACCAGACCAAGGATGGTCTGGAGGTAGTGACGGAAGAAGAGTTCTGCAAACTGCTGAACTCCCTTGAAGATCCAGAAAGATTCAAGGATATTTTTGGGATCAACACAAGAGTGGATGAGGGATGGTTTGTAGAGGATGTGCAAAGAGCACTGAAGATATACAGTTCTGGTGGAACTACGATGCCTGGCTACTTGTGGGATTGACGGAGGAGATTTGATGATGGAAGGGTATAAGAAAGACAGCACCTTGTTGGAAGATGCCGCGATCCTAATATCAGGGGTAGCGAAGGAGTGCCCAGCAAATGTGTCCCCTTCAGCCTTAAGCACATTCCACTCCGAACTGTGCGATAAAGCGCGGAAGCTGATGCTAGCAAAAAGCCACGACTACAGCAGTGGTGGGGATCATTTCAGAAACTTCCGTGGAGCATCCAAACTGGGGATCGATCCTGTAAAGGGGGTCTTGCTGCGCATCCAAGACAAACTTGAGCGGATCAACACGTTTGTCGATGAAGGAACTCTTTCCGTCAAGGAAGAATCTTGTTTAGATTCAGTCCTGGATATAGTAAACTATATTATTATAGCTCAGATGTTGATCAACGAACGCTTGGATGATGTGGAATATCATAAGGCACAGGAAGAAGAGGCGAAGAAGGAACAGATTGCACCACAAGGAGAATGAATAAATCATGTTGATGAAAGAAGAACAGAACAATGCTGTAGGGTCTGGTGAAGAAGCCTGTGCCACACCCATTGATGCAACCCCTTGGTCCACCCTTGGACTGCTGGTATTTCTGAGAACCTATTCACGGCCCAAGAGGAATGGAACACAAGAACAATTTAATGAATGTGTTGACCGTGTAATAAAAGCTACAGATACACAGTTACGGTGTGCGTTCACCGAAGAAGAGAAGTCCCGGCTGAGACATTATATTCTGTCTCTGAAGGGAACTGTCGCCGGGCGATTTTTATGGCAACTAGGCACCCCCACGGTTGATAAGCTGGGGCTTGCTTCCTTACAGAATTGTTGGATGGTAGCCGTAGATAACATGGAAGCCTTCTGTTTTGCCTTTGATAAACTGATGCTAGGTGGAGGAGTGGGCTTCTCTATACGGAGGGAACATGTTAAACAATTACCGAAAGTACGAACAGATTTTATCAAACCTGTACGTAGAGATAGCAAAGATGCAGACTTCATTGTCCCCGATACTCGGGAAGGATGGATTGAATTACTTCGCCAAACGCTTGGAACTGCTCTCGAACCATCTCGTAAACCCTGCCGAACTTACTCAACCCAACTTGTACGTGGCAAGGGAGAATCTATTAAAGGCTTTGGCGGAATCTCAAGTGGCGCTGAGCCTTTGTGTCGCGGCCTTGAACAAATTGGAGAAATCCTTGAAGGAAGGAAAGGCACCCACCTGACCACTGTGGATTGCCTGGATATCATGAACATTATTGGCAGCATTGTTGTGTCCGGCAATGTCCGCCGCTCCGCACAGATTGCCATAGGTGATGCGGATGATATCCCTTTCATCATGGCTAAGCGGTGGGACTTGGGGAGTATTCCTCCGTGGCGTTCCAATTCCAACAACTCTGTTGTTTGTTCGGACATAAGTGAACTTCCTGATGAGTTCTGGGAAGGGTATCAAGGAAATGGAGAGTGCTATGGCTTGATAAACCTGGAGCTTTGCCGGAAGATAGGTAGACTGGGTGACACTGCATACCCCGATCCAAAGATCATTGGAGTCAATCCCTGTGCAGAAATAGCCTTGGAAAATGGGGAACCCTGCTGCCTGGCCGAGATATTCCTGCCTAACGTAGACTCACTGGAAGAACTACTGGATATAACTAAACTGTTATATCGTATTAACAAACACTCATTGGGATTGCCAGCGCATGATGCGACTACACAAGAAGTGGTGGCCCGGAATCTACGTATGGGCATTGGTGTAACAGGCTATCTTCAAGCTACTGAGGAACAGCGCAAGTGGTTACCGAAGGTGTATTCTGAACTCAGGCTGTATGACAAAGAGTATTCCGGGGAACTAAATGTGCCGGAAAGCATCAAACTTACTACACAGAAGCCATCTGGCACGTTAAGTCTGTTGCCCGGAGTAACGCCGGGGTGTCACCCAGCCTTTGCAACATACATGATCCGGAGGATACGCATCAGTTCAGATAGCCCGCTTGTTGAGATTTGCAGGAAGCATGGATATCACATCGAGCCGGTTCGCTACTTTGACGGAAGCGAAGACAAAAGTACGTCTGTCATATCCTTTCCCTTTTCATATCCAGAAGGTACTCCTGTAGCAGATGAACTATCTGCTATCGACCAACTTGAAGTGGTGCGCAGGGTCCAGCGCGATTGGAGCGACAATGCCGTATCATGCACGATATATTATGGGCTTGAGGAATTGCCCGCCATCAAGAAATATCTGAAGAAGAATTACACTGACAATTTCAAGAGTGTGAGTTTCTTGCTGCGACAAGAGCATGGCTTTGATCAAGCCCCATTGGAAAAGATATCAAAGGAAGTCTTTGATGAAATGGTAAAGACTACAACCAAGATAACAGAAGTGAACTATCAGGTGGATCAATTTGAGGATGCAGAAGATTGCGTAGGTGGGGCGTGCCCCATAAAGTAATGAGGACAAGGAAGGACTACAGTGGGAAAATCATTTAAGAAAACACCTATATTTGGATACAGCACATCCGCAAGTGACAAGAGTTTCAAGAAGCAGGAACACCAACGGCGCCGCGCTTTCGACAGAGGCATTTTGCAACAGATGTCGATAGACAACGCCGCGTACTTGGAGGATTTTGTGTCAAGTGAGAAGCAATTCGGAAATACATGGGCATCAAACAAGGATGGAAAGATGTATCTCGACATTGATAAATATGCCCATTCTGATCCTGGCACATATGAGTTCTTCAAAAAGTATCTACGTAAATAATCTGGATAACTAGATAACAAATGACACCATGCTAAAAACCGCCTTAATAGATGCTGACATCATTTGCTACCGGATAGGATTCGCCTGCCCAGAGGGAGAACCGGTTGAGTTTGCGCTGCATTCTGTTAAGCAAACGATCCATTCAGCACTGGGAAAACTTGGTGTGCAGGACTATCGTTCCTACCTGAGCGGATCAAGCAACTTCAGGTATCATTTGGCTACTCTCAAACCTTACAAAGGGACGAGATCGGAAAGGAAGCCGGAACACTATGAAGCTATCCGGGAATATTTGGTAGATGTGCATGGTGCCACCATAACAGATGGCATAGAAGCGGACGATGCGTTGGGCATTGAGCAATACAGCCACCCAGATAAAAGTACCTGCATCGTATCCATTGATAAGGATCTGGATACTATACCGGGATATCACTATAACTGGGTCAAGGATATTTATTATGATGTATCCCTTGAAGATGCCAACTATAATTTCTACACGCAGATGCTTGTTGGTGATGTGTCGGATAACATTCCCGGCATCCGGGGAATAGGCCCCAAGACTGCCCACAAATTATTGAATCCACATAAAGAAGATATGCGGAAAGTGGATGATATTGTACGTGAGAAATATAGAGAGTTCTACGGTGATTCTGAATATGAGAAGGCTTTCGATGAGGTGGCCTCTCTATTGTGGATACTGAGAACGCCTTCCACTACATGGAAAGAACATGTCCCGTACCGTAAAAAGTAACAAAGGGATAAAAAAATTCAGGAGTGGATTTGAAAAGAAAGTTTCCAAATACTTGGAAAGCAAAGGGATCAAGTTTGGATATGAAACAAAAGGCGTAAAGTATACGATCCCTGAGCAAAGCAGAACCTACATACCTGATTTCGTATTGGCAAATGGTGTGTATATAGAAACAAAGGGGCGTTTCACAAGAGAAGATCGAACAAAAATGCTATTGGTGAAGAAGCAGAATCCTCATTTGGATATCCATTTATTGTTCATGCGAGACAACAAGATTGGTAAAGGAGCAAGAAGCTTACGGTACACACAATGGGCACACAAGTATGGTATTCCATCAGCAGTAAGTCTGGAGGGTACAGTGCCCGAAGAATGGATGAAGAAATAATGAGAGCATCATTATGCTGGTTACACTGCTAATCATATATGTTGTAGGTGGTATTGTGGTATGGGTAGTGGGATATTCTCCAGGTGATAAAGTAATCCGACACAGGACTATACTATTGCACGCTCTTGTATGGCCTATCGTATTTGTACTTGAGATTATACAACTTATGGGAAGTCGAGGCAAAGGAGATTTTGATGAAAGATAAACAGCAAAGAGATATTGATGCTCTCTTTGAAGAGCTTGATTCAATAGCCGCGCTTGTAGTAGGGCTTGAGAAAGGCACGGGCAATATCGTTGTGCGAACACGATATGACATTAGTGGTCCCGTGGATTCCTCTGGTATAGCCGTAATCGATGCCCCGGCAAGTTTCCAATTGGTGTATATTCTGACAGGTTTTGCTACACAGATATTGGATGTTTCACCGGTAAGCATACAAGATCAGGCATCTGGAGCTACCATGCTAGAGATACTTGGAGCTAAGAAACCCACCTCCACTTCCCCGAATAGACGGCGATCCAGTGTCGGGAAAGGTAACGGAAAAGGATCAAAACAATATGGTGCCGACGCAGAAGAAAGTGAACCCACGTCTGATGAACCGACCAATCGTCGTTCAACAGACATTACCGTCCACTAACAAGATAGTCATCTTGCCGGATAGTCATGCACATCCTGATTTCGACAATGATCGATATGAAGCACTCGGCAACCTGTTGCTGGAGGAACAAGCAACATGTATATTGAATATAGGAGACTTTGCAGACATGCCTTCCCTGTCCAGCTATGATAGGGGCCGTCTTGAGTTTGAGGGAAGGAGATATAAGAAGGACATCCAAGCTGCACATGATGCACAGCGGCGGCTGTTTAAGCCGATAGATGCCTATAACAAGAAGCGGGCTTCTTTAAGAAAGAGAAAGTTTTCTCTATTCACAGTACATTGTTTAGGCAATCATGACCAAGGAAGGATAAACACAGCCATAAGTATTCATCCAGAACTAGAAGGGATGATAGGGGTCAAAGACCTGAACTATGAGAAATACTGGAATGTGATTGTACCTTTCAAGGAAGTGGGAATGTTGAATGGTGTTTTGTTTTCACACTACTTTTCAAGTGGCGTAAAAGGGCAACCCATTTCAGGAGAAAACATTGGTAACTCCCTCATCAGGAAGAACCTAGGCTCCTCTATACAAGGACACACGCACACGTATGACTTGAAGCAGATGGTCTGTGCGGATGGGACGGTTACCTTCGGACTGTCCTGTGGATGTTTCACTCATCCAGAAATGTTATACGACTGGAACGCCAACACTGCACACATGTGGAGAAATTGTATAACCATTCTACACAATGTATGGGAAGGAGGATTTGATAAATTTGAACTGTTGGAGCACGATTATGTAATGAGGAGATACACATAATGAGCACACTAAATGGAGAAGACAGCCGGCTGAGCCGGTGTGAGGTAGCAATTGAAGCGGCACTCAATATATTGCATGGACTAATACAGGATATGCAATGGGCAGAAGATGATGCCCTTGAAATATCACATGCTCACATTTCTGCGGAAATAGACAAGGCCAGTAGAATCCTATGGGATGTTACTGAGGTTGCATTCTTTGACGAATATGAAGAGGATTCGGAAAATGCCCGAGCCTTTGATTCTTTCGGCAATCCAAACATAAAGGATATGGACTAATGGCAAGTTTTCAACATGCAGATGGCTCTGATATTCTAATCATTCCTGGCGAAGATACCATCCACTTTTTTGCGGTGGTTAAGAATGCAATCGCCGCAGAATACTCGGCGGATGGCAGCCTGATATTTCTTGTCACAGACGGGATTACATCCGCATGGGTGGATTCTTCCGATGCGTTGCCTGTGGATTCCCCGCGCTCTTATGAGTTCAACAAGCTAACAGATGCTGGCAACGAAGACGATGGTGGTGTGGTCGTGAACATCGGGTCGAAGAAACGGTCTGTTGATCCAGATAAGCAGGAGTAACAGACAGCCTGTTTATTTAGTCGGCCCTGCAAAACCCCGCCGAGCCGCCTAGCACAACGCTCTGCGGGGCTTGGCAAATCCCGCCGATCCCCCGAGAATTAGCGCCATCGGTTGCGTTTTCTGGGAGTTTTCGCGCATGAGCACAGCGGATTTGTTCCGAACCCGTCTGGACCAGATGATCGACCTTCGCCACCCGCTGGCGG